TTTTGCGCTTGCTCGTGCCATCGTTGGGGACAAGTCCGACAACCTTGATGGGGTGAGAGGTATGGGGCTGAAGACAGTTGCAAAAAGGTTTTCTTTCCTTTCAGAGGACAGAGACTATGCACTGAGCGATGTTTTGCAGCATGCAAAAGATAATAAAAATAAAGTCAAGGTATTTCAAAAAGTTCTTGAAAGTGAAGAAGTTATTGCTCTAAATTATGAAATCATGCAGCTATATATAAGCACAATATCGTCGCAAGGTATACACAAACTGAAGTACGCGATAGAGAATGACGGGCTCATACTCAATCGCACAAATATTAGGACAATGCTCCTTAGCGACGGTATTGCCACACTCAATATAAATGAGTTGCTGCTGCTGCTCCAAGGCCATATAAAAAAGTGAACACGAGGCTTCACAGATTTATTTATTTGGGTTATAGTAAGAGCATCGCAACTAGGAAGAAAACATGACCGGTCCGCAATATGAAACCTTCAGCAAGTTCGGAAAATCCTTTCAAGAAAAACTAGTAAAGATAATTCTGTTTGATCGCAACTTTGCAAATCAGATGGAAGAGGTCCTGGATACGAGTTATCTGGAGCTTAAGTATTTACAGGTGTTTGTTGACTTGCTTTTCCAGCATAAGCAGGATTACCCCCACCCGACCTATGATGCCATGGTATCTGTCATCCGAACACAAACGGAAGACTATTCTAACAGCGTCATCAAGCAGGTCGTTGACTTCCTTGCCCGTATCAAGAGTAATGCCATTGACGACGATGATCAAGAGTATATTAAAGAAAAGTCAATTGATTTTTGTAAGAAGCAGAAGCTTAAAGAAGCAATCTTGAAATCTGTTGACCTGCTCCAGTCACAAAGCTTTGAGGAAATACAAAAAGTTATCAACGAGGCGATGAACTTGGGAGCAGATAATAACTGCGGGCATGATTATCACAAGGACGTTCTTGATCGCTTTGAGTTGACGATGCGCAACCCCGTCTCTACCCACTGGGAAGAGATTGATAACATTACCAAGGGAGGTCTGGGCAAGCGGGAACTCGGCGTGGTCATCGCTCCAACTGGTGCAGGGAAAAGTATGGCGCTCGTTCATCTTGGTGCCATGGCGGTCGTCAAGGGGAAGACAGTTGTTCACTATACCCTAGAGCTTGCGGACACCGTAGTAGGTCAGCGTTACGATTCCTGTATCACCGGAATTGACCTAGGAAAACTAATGCACATGAAAGATTCTATTGTAGAGGTTGTGAAACATATCCCTGGCACACTAGTTATCAAAGAGTATCCCTCAAAGTCAGCCTCCACTCGGACCATCTCGGCTCACCTTGAAAAGCTCAAACAGAAAGGCGTTAACCCAGACATGATTATTGTAGATTACGCCGACCTTCTGCGCCCAACTGAATCTGGATTCAAGACTCAAGAGCTTCGCCACTCACTCGGAAACACCTACGAAGAGCTTCGGGCTATCGGACAGGTTTGGGATATTCCCGTATGGACCGCTAGCCAAACAAATCGCAGCGGACTGAGTGCCGAGGTCATTACGATGGAGTCCATCAGTGAGTCTTTCAACAAGTGCTTTGTGGCAGATTTCATCTGTTCAATCTCGCGAACGATTGAAGACAAGACCCAAAATCGTGGCAGGATGTTTGTGGCGAAGAACCGTAATGGCATTGACGGCATCGTTTACCCGATGGAGATGGATACAGCAAAGGTCCATCTCAAGGTCCTCCCTCCGGATGAGCACTCAACGATCGATGCCGTTGTGATGAAAACAAAACAAGAGCAGGACGCTCACTTGCGCAAGCAATATAAGAAGTATAAAGCAGAGCGTAGGCAGAAGCAAGACGACACCACGCCAGAAGAAGAGAATAAAAAAAAACAACTGAACTTTAGAGAACTTAAGAAAACTCTTAAAACCCTCAAAAAGACCACGACAGAACAGGAGAAAATAGCACAATGAGCGATCCCAATCTTTCCACTGAAATACTATCAGATGTAACGGTGTATATGAAGTACTCCCGTTACCTTCCGGAGAAAAGCCGCCGAGAGACTTGGGATGAACTAGTCGCCCGGAATATGGCGATGCACATCAAGAAGTACCCCAATCTCAAAGAGGAGATCACGGAGAATTATTCTTATGTGAGGGAGAGGAAGGTCTTGCCGTCAATGCGATCAATGCAATTTGCCGGCAAGCCAATTGAGATCAGCCCAAACCGCATTTTTAATTGTGCCTACACACCAGTTGATGACTGGCGGTCTTTCGGTGAGATTATGTTTTTGCTTTTAGGCGGCACAGGTGTCGGCTATTCTGTACAGAAACATCACGTTGACGAACTGCCAGAGATTCGGAAACCAAGCACTAGCCGCACCAGGCGATATCTTGTAAATGATAGTATTGAGGGCTGGGCAGATGCGGTTAAGTATCTTGTCCGTAGCTACTTCTTCGGCGGTGATCGCCTGCGCTTTGACTTCAGTGACATCCGACCCAAAGGCGCACGTCTAGTAACTTCTGGCGGAAAGGCACCGGGACCTCAACCTCTTCGTGAATGTCTCGTTAAGGTTGAGGGTGTTCTGAACGAAAAGTCAGACGGTGAACGCCTTACCCCGATTGAAGTACACGATATCGTTTGCTATGTTGCTGATGCAGTGCTTGCAGGCGGCATCCGCCGAGCAGCCCTCATCTCACTTTTCTCGGCGGATGACAACGAAATGATTGCATGCAAGTCTGGGAATTGGTGGGAGAAGAACCCACAACGTGGCCGTGCTAACAATTCTGCTGTACTTTTGCGGCACAGAGTCACAAAAGAATTCTTTCTAGGATTATGGAAGCGTGTTGAGGCGTCCAACGCTGGAGAGCCAGGGATCTATTTATCAAACGATAAGGACTATGGCACTAACCCGTGCTGTGAGATCGGACTGCGCCCATTCCAGTTCTGCAATTTAGTGGAAGTGAACGTTAGTGACATTCGGGACCAGGAAGATCTAGAAGGTCGTGTTCGCTCTGCATCATTTATCGGAACACTTCAGGCTGGCTATACTGACTTTCATTACCTTCGCCCAATTTGGCAACGCACCACAGAGAAGGAGGCGCTGATCGGCGTTTCCATGACGGGCATCGCCTCTGGCAGAGTGTTGGAAGAGGATATTGACTTGGCTGCAGCAGCCAACGTTGTCAAGGAGGAGAACGCTCGCGTCGCCCAGGTTCTTGGCATTAACAAGGCTGCTCGTACCACCTGTGTTAAGCCTGCTGGAACAACTTCTCTAGTCCTGGGGACATCTTCTGGGATTCATGCATGGCACGCAGAGTATTATATCCGCCGTATCCGTGTTGGGAAGAATGAACCAATCTATTGGCATCTTGCGGTCCACCACCCAGAACTAGTAGAAGACGAGTACTTCCGGCCGCACGACACCGCCGTTATTTCCGTACCGCAAAAGGCACCTGCCGGCGCGATCTTGCGGGATGAATCTGCGTTCCAACTGCTGCGCCGTATTAAGAAGATTTCAATGGAGTGGGTCCGCCATGGCCACCGCTCCGGTCAGAACGGTCACAACGTCTCGGCAACAGTTTCGCTACACGATAACGAGTGGGTGGATGCCGGCGAATGGATGTGGGATAATCGTAAGCATTATAATGGTCTTGCTGTATTGCCCCAATCGGGCGGTAGCTATCAGCAGGCACCATTTGAAGAATGCTCAAAAGAAAAGTATGAGGCGATGATGAAAAGCCTTGTTGATATTGACATGACGAAGGTGGTTGAGGAAGACGACAACACAGACCTCAAGGGTGAACTTGCCTGCGCTGGCGGTGCCTGCGAAGTGGTATAACATCCTTAACAAAATCGCATGCATAAGGTAAAATACAGGAACAAGAAAGGAAAACAGTATGGCTACTTTAAACTTTATTATGCCCAAGGCACTAAGCGAAGGATTCTGCGACCGGGAGGCGAAACAGAACAAGATACTACATGCGTGGATGCCGTCCGGGCAAACGAAGGCCATCGCAGCCGACCAGATAGCTATTGAGTGTTACTGCCGGCACTGTAAGCTTCGTGAATGGTCCCATACCTCGCGAGCAGACTTTGCCAAGCTTCAGGCAGCTTGGAGCGAATTACAATGAGACCACTAAATCGTAGACTACTTATAGAAGTA